TTTGTGTGACACCTCAAGCTACTCAGCAATCTGTTCTTAATAGATCAGGTAAGGATAAGTTTATATTGGTTTTAAATTTACCTCGTGTTTTGCGTAAAATGTCTACTGCTGATGAATTAATAAATCTCGATCCTTTGCAGGTAAGTATTTACGGAACTGTTGTTCCTACTGTACAAATTCCTGCTAATGAAGTTAGATACGGTGGGCAGTCATATAATGTTTCGTCTTATTCTCGTCCTAATTACCCTCCCTTGGTAGTCAATTTTATTGTAGACAATAAGTTTAGAAATTACTGGATTCTTTGGAGATGGTTATCAATTTTAAATGATCCCCGTATAAGTCAATATACTGGTACACCATCTAAATTAGAAACTTATAAAGATAGGATAGAATCTGGAGATTTAACTGAGTATCAAGCAAACTTTTCCGTTATAGGTTTAAATGAATATAATCAAAAAACAATAGAATTTATTTACTACAATAGCTTTATAACACAACTCGGAGGTATTACCTATGATTATAATGATAATGAATTAATAAAAACAACAGCAGAATTTCAATTTTCTCAATTTGATGTTAAACTCTTATAAAAAATATCTAAAAAAGCATAAATAATATTACAAATATTATGGCACGTTCAATCAATTCACCAGGTGTACAAATCATTGAAACTGATTTATCCCAATATCAGCAGTTTGGCGGACCTACAACAGTTTTTGTTCCCGGCTTTGCCTCCCAAGGACCAACAGATGAAGTTGTATTAGTTTCAACAGCTTCAGAACTCGAAACAGTCTACGGTATTCCCGAAACTCCCGCTGAAAGATATTTTCATTACACTTGTAAAGAAATTTTAAATTCCCCAGCAACACTTCTAACAACCCGCCTTCCTTATGGTTCAGGTGCTGGTGATGATTTTGACTCTCAATATAGTGCCCTTTTATATCCGGTAGCTTCAGGCATTAACGGTTTCATTGTCGGTACCCCGACCCACATTAATTTATCCGAAGTTGAATATGATAAAATTATACAAAATAACGTAACTTGGTCATCTGTTGCAAGTAGTCTAAGCAGTGCAACTCCTACAGGTGCTAGTTTCAACGGCACTAGTTTAAATGCAGGTATTGTTGTACTAAACACAGCTCAAACAACTGTAAATGAGTATTATGAAGGTTATTATGTTGCACTAACAGATAATACTGAAATTGGTGTTGATACAGATTTTGGTGCTGTAAATACTTTAAATAGTTTAACTGGACTAAACAGCTTTTACAACGTACCGTCTACACGCCTTGGATTTGCACTTTCTGGCACTGTTGCAACTCTAGGAACGAATTCAGTTTCAGAAGTTATTGAGCGTGTTCCAACATATGACTTTGGACAAAACTTTTATCAAGATTCATTAATTTTAACTGTTTTTAAAATTCGTAACTCTGTTTACGAACCACAAACACTTATCTTTAATTTACAAGAATCATTTATAGGTTCATTAGACAATAATCGTAAAACAGTTGAGGGACAGACATTTTATTTACAAAATCTTGTAAATAACAGATCTTCCGAAATAAAAGTTTTAATAAACCCGAATATTTCTTCTAAAACAGATTGGTCCCCTACCGGTGCAACTAATGATCCAGGTAAAACGGTACGTATTGGTTCTAATGCCCGTTCTTTATACCCAGTCGGTATTTATAAGCCAACATATACATACGAAGAAACAAAAAATATCGGTAATGTAATATCTAAAGTTGAAAGAGCTTTAACACGTATCGAAACTACAGAAACAGTTTTAGTAGATTTAGTAGTCGATGGAGGTTTAACAACAATTTCAGCTACAACATCTGCTGACAATTTTGATGACACCCTTTATGTTTTACCATCTGAGTTAAAACTTGAAACGTCCAATATAAATCAAAGATGGAGAAGCGCTTTTAACATATTCAGTAACTTTGTAAGCAATACACGTAAAGATTGTATGTTTATTGCTGATCCTTTACGCAATATATTTGTTAACGGGGAAAATGTAAAAACATTATCAGTTCGCGGTAACACGTTTTCAACAGATGTATACGTACCATTAAAAAACTTAGTAAATACTGTAAATACCAATTATGCTGCAATTTACGGCAACTGGGTTAAAACATACGACAAGTATTCAGATAATTTTGTATGGATTCCTGCTTCTGGTTATGTAGCAGCAATATATGCCCGTACTGATACAACTGCTCAACCCTGGATAGCACCAGCCGGTCTAAATCGAGGCTTAATACAAAACATTGTTGATTTAGGCTTTAATCCAAATCAAAAACAGAGAGATGCTCTTTACACTATCTCAATTAACCCTATAGTGTTATTTTCTGGAGATGGATTTGTAGTATTTGGTCAAAAAACCTTACAAAATAAACCATCAGCATTTGATAGAGTTAATGTAAGACGTCTCTTTTTATCTCTTGAAAGAGCAACACAACAATCTCTTAAATACTTTGTTTTTGAACCAAATACTGAATTTACACGCACAAGACTTAAAAATACTATCACCCCTATTTTTGATCTTGCAAAAAATACAGAAGGTCTTTACGACTATTTGATTGTTTGTGATGAAAGAAATAACACCCCTGATGTTATTGATCGAAACGAACTTGCAGTCGATATTTACATTAAACCAGTTAAAGCAGCTGAATTTATCTTAGTTAATTTTATTGCTACTCGTACTGGTCAAAACTTCCAAGAACTTATTTAATAAATAACAATATATGGCACAACAAATCACAGACTTCTACACAGCAGTACAAAAAAACGATTTTGCAAGACAGTTTCAATTTCGTGTTGTACAGTTAGCAAATACTAACTTCGGGGAAGAACAGCTTGTTTATTTAGAAACAGCATCTCTTCCAGGTCGTACAATAAACAATATACCAGTACCGTTTATGGGGTTGCAGTTTAATGTTCCAGGTACAGCTTCATACCCAGGATCGGATAGTTATGCTGTATCGTTTCGTTGCGATCAAAACTACGACATAAGAGCCACACTTGAAAATGCTACTTTTAATACATTTGATGATCAAGTTTCAAGAGGTGATTATAATATTGCCAGAAACAGTTCAACAATTATTTTAGATCTTCTCGGTAAAAATAAATCTACAATAAGGCAATACACTCTATACGGTGCTTATATAGTATCAGTTGGGGATATAGCTTACAATTTAGGAGATAACGGAACTATTGTTACAGTCCCAGCAACTCTTGCATACCAATACTGGAGAGTTACAAGCACTCAAAACTCACCTGCCATACCTGCAAGAAGTACAACAATACCTGTTGGAGGGTCCAACCCACCAGTTGAGCAGTAACATTCTTATTGTTTTACAATAAGTAATATTACATGGCCGAGTTTAGCGGACAAATACCTTTCTTCCTTGAACAATTTTTAAGTAGACCCGCAAGCGCTCTACCTAAAGGTGCTCAATGGGTTATGGTATTTGAAGGAGCTTTTAACCCTGTTGAAGGTACTCCCGATTACCCGGAGTCATTACCAGTTCAGGCTATTTTAAATACCATAAAATATGAACCTAAAAAATGGAATGTAGAAGACTCATTAAGAACAACTCTAGGAGACGATTATCAAAAAACAAAAGGATGTTTATTTGCCCAAGCGGTACAGATACCTGGAGAAAATAATGTTGCCAATCCTGAAGGTATTCAACAGGGCGGTTTTATAAGAAGTTATGTTGGAGGTGGCCGAGACCCGTTTGAACCTCTTAAAATAACTTTTTTAGAAACTAATGTTAGTTTTGTTGATAATGTCATTCGCCCATGGGTTATAACAACAGCATATTTAGGCATGATTGCACGCCGCGGCGCTACTAAAAATTACCGCTGTAATATATCAGTTTATAAACTAGGAGTTATAACCCCTCAACGATCTCCATTTATTTTACAAAAATATACTTTTTTCGGTGTCTGCCCTATAAACATATCAGGAGAAGAATATAATTACACTCAAACGTCGTCTCCAATAAACAGAGAAGCAACCTTTATTTATCATTATTACAGTTTAGATTCTAGTACTAATAATTTCGCAAATATCAACAATAAACAAAATTTACCATTACAGCTTAGTACTAAAAATAAAGATGTTAACGTCACAACTACGGGTGCACCTATTGAGAATTAATTTGTTTTTTTGACCGTTTTAACATAAATGTATTCATGGTCGAGTTTATTAATAAAACAATTATAAACGATCAAACCATCTTTTATAAAGAATTAAAAGTAAAGCATTTAAAAATAATCTATAAAACACTTTTTGGAGACGATCCTGACCCTGAAACAGTGTTCACAAACTTTAATAATATACTCACAGATATAACCAATCTCAGTCAAGAAAATTTGCAAAAATTAAATTTCTTAGATTACTTTTTACTTCTACTAGATATCCGATCAATTAGTATCGGTAATGTTATTTTTGCCCGGGCGCAAGAAAACAACTTAAAAATAGAAATTAATATTTCAAAAATAAAAGATCAAATAGAAAATCTTATAGTTAAATTTTCTAATTCAATAGAACAAATAAATGATTTTTCAGTTTTATACGGTCTACCGACCGTAAATGATCTAATGTATATTAATCAACAAACTGAAATAGATACATTTTATAGTTGTTTTATTAAACAAATAAATACATTAAACACAAAAATATCTTTTGAAAATTTTTCTACTTTTAATAAAAACTACATTTTTGAGCAATTACCAGCAAAAACAACATCTTCTGTCATAAAAAAAACTTTAGATGTTATTAGAGCTTTTAACTCTATAAATTTATTATCTTATCTTCCATCAAATCATAACCTTTCTTTAACCTTAAACTTTAACATAAAAAATAATATAATTTTTTTAAAACTTTTATTTGGCAATGAACTTCTTTCTCTATATGAAAATATCTTTGCGTTATGTAAGGTCGGTAATTTTACTCCCGAATACATTGAAAATTGTACCCCAGGGGAGTATTTACTCTTAATAAAAAAGCTAGAACAATTAAATGCTCAAAGCTCCACTGCTCAAACAAATCCGTTAGATGATAATGACAGCCCAACACCTGAAGTTAATAATGAATTTGATGATTTAAATCCATATAAATCACCTGATTTACCACCAATAACATCTAAAGCAGATTTAAATTTATTTTCTTGAACATATTAAACACCACTCATAAATACATCTATGAGTCAAACTACTGAAGTTAAAGACATTATTAATCTAATACAAGGGCTGGATAGTGAGTCTAACTTCCCTGTATATATTCCTTCTTTACAAAGAGAACTAACTTTTAAACAACTTACTACGGAACAATTAAAAAGAATTTTAAAAACAGTAATAGATTCACCAGTTTATAATACTGAGTTTACTAAAACGTTTAATAGCATTATTAAAGAAAATTGCTTAGATAAAGAAATTATTACAGATAATTTTACGATATATGATAAAGTTTTAATTCTTTTTAAAATGAAAATTAAAAGTATATCTCCAGACTTTAATTTTACTTTTACTGAAGAAGAGATTCAAAATAACAATTTAGCATCTAAAAATAAAATTATAAATATTGAAAATCATTTAAATAACTTTATAGAAAAAAATATAACTTTTGAACCACAAACTATAGAGCTTAATAACAGCTCAGTAATTTGTAAGTTACCAACTATTTTAACAGAGAATAAACTCGAACAAGAACTTCATAAAAATATTAAAATAGAGGTTAGTACACCGGAAGAATTAAGAACTATCGTAGGGGAAACATTTATAAATGAAGTTACTAAATTTATTGCTGAAATTAATATTAACGGAACAAATATAGACTTATTAAAGCTTTCTTTTAAAAATAGAATTTCTGTTGTTGAGAATTTACCTACTCAAATTATTAACAAAGTAATAAAATACGTAGAACGGTACCGAGAAACCATTAAACCTCTATTAACAGCTTCTTTAAAAGTTGAAACTAAACAGCAAACTGTTGTTGAAATAGAAAAAGATATACCTGTAGACGCATCGTTTTTTAACATGTAACTAAAAGATCTCTTCTTAAATATATAAGAAGAGATGGCTGAAGTTATAAAACAACAACCTCAAGTTACTGAACAGTTAACACAAGATACTTTAACTAAATCTGGCTATAATGTAGGAGCTGGATTTATTAAAGCTATCTCTGATAAAGTATCAGTACTTGTTAGAGGTTTTACTGAGTATAATTTTAAACAGCGTTTTAAAGAAGGTGGTTGGTTTGGTATAGCTAAAGATGCTGCTCAATCTTTGTTTCGCAAACCTAAACAAACACCTATAGTCCAAGATACTATAGAAAAAGCGGTA